GGGACCCCCCTGTCTTTTCGTCCTCTTTATCCCCGAAAATAACCGAAACGGTTCACATAGGCCCGATGACCAAAGGAATCAAACCGCAGTGAGCGTAAATGGCTAAACGAGCGCCAAAGCTCACAGGGGCTAAACTGCCTAGGCTTCACACGCCTTGGCTCGGTGGCAAATCACGGGTAGATGAGATTGCAGCTCTAGCTGATGCTATTGGCCAACCGCTTTTAGGCTGGCAAAAGACAATACTCAAAGACATGTGCGTAGTAGATAAGCAGAATATGTTTATCAAAAAATCTAGCCTCATGATCTGTGCAAGACAATCAGGTAAGTCTCACATGATGCGCATGAGGGTGCTGGCTGGCCTATTCTGCTTTGGCGAGATGAATATCCTTATCATGTCCTCACAAAGGCAGATGGCTAGTAAGTCACTGGAAATAATTGCAGGCATCATTGAACGTAACCCTTTCCTATTGGCTCAGGTCAAGGATGGCAATATAGACAAGGCCTACAAGCGCACTAACGGTAATGAGCGCATTATCTTGGAAACAGGCGCTGAGGTAAAGGTAGTTGCAGCTACTACTGACTCAGCCCGTGGACTAACCGCAGATATGGTTTGGGTTGATGAGTTACGCGAGTGTGGAGTCGAGGCACTGGATGCTGTAAAGAGTACAACCCTTACACGTCCTAATTCGCAGCGCTTTTACACTAGCAACGCAGGCCATAAAGACAGCACGGTGCTAAACGAGATGCGCGAACGTAGCCTTACTAAAGCTCCTAAAACCGTTGGCTATTATGAATTTAGCGCACCTGATAACTGTGACATATGGGATCGCACGGCTTGGGCCGCTGCCAACCCGAGTTTAGGCATACTCATATCCGAGCAGGCCATTGAGGAAATTATTAGCACATCAACCTATAACGCAGCGATGACTGAAACACTGTGTAAATGGGTTGGCACAATGACCAGCCCATTCACGCCAGGTAGTTGGGAAGAGTGCGCAGATATTGACCTAGTTATGTCCCCTGGCATGTACACGATGTTTGCCTTTGACGTTGAGCCACACGCAGGCAGACACGCATCCCTTATGGCAGGGTGCATATTGCCTGATGGGCGTATTGGCCTGAGTCTGGTGAAAACTTGGGAATCAGATCGTGCGATTGACCAACTTAAGATAGCCGCCGACATAAAAGCGTACTGTGATGAGTGGATGCCTAAGCTAGTGCTATTTGATAAATACACGGGCCAAGGAATCGCGGACCGTCTCTATAACTCTGGAGTAAAGGTTGAGGACTGCAGCGGCAGTGCCTTTTACAACGCCTGTTCGACGTTCAAGGACTGCATAGATAACCGCCGTATCGTTCACGGTGCGCAGCCATCACTGGATGCCGCCATGGAAAATGTGGCCGCAAAAACACAAGACTATGGCTGGCGTATTGTCAGAAAAAAATCTAGCGGATCCGTGGCCGCCCCGATTGGCGCAGCTATGCTGGCCCTGCACCTGTCTAAGCCGATGAACGAGGCCAAAATATATACATAACGACACGCCCATAATAACCTGAAATATGCTTGACAAACTGAAAAAATCGCGCCATGGGATTACTGCAGACTCTAGGACTCAAATCTACTAACGTAGAGGCACAACTAGCACCTGCAATTATGACCACTGGCTACGGTGCTGGCGTTTATAGCTTTAACTCAGGGCTATCTAATTTTGGTGTTGGCATGGATCGCATGACTGCACTTACATGCCCTAGCGTTATGCGCTGCCGTAACTTAATCGCAGGTGTTATATCTAGTATTGATTTAGAGCTTTACAAAAAATCTACAGGTGTAAAATTAGAGTCTCCACTTTGGTTAGACCAGCCAGATATACGCCAACCACGTAGCGTAACGATTGCCTATACAGTGGACTCATTACTATTTTACGGTACTGCATATTGGCGCGTTACTTCACTTTACGCCGACGATGGCAGGCCATCAGGCTTTGAATGGATTGCTAACACTCGCGTAAGTGTTACAACAAATAAATATGGGGATCAAGTAGATTATTACTCAGTCAATGGCGAGCGTGTGCCAATGTCGGGTATTGGCTCACTTGTTACTTTCCAATCATTATTGCCAGGTGTATTAGAAGTTGGTGGCCGTACTATTCAATCAGCTGTAGATATTCAAAAGGCAGCTGCCGTTGCAGCAGCTACTCCAATGGCTACAACAGTTATTAAAAATACTGGTGCTGATTTACCTGAGGCACAAATTAGCGGCCTACTTGCAGCATGGAAAGCAGCACGTGCATCACGATCTACTGCATATTTGACTAGCACGCTAGAGGCGCAAAATATTGGCTTTAGCCCTAAAGATATGATGTATAACGAGGCCTCACAATATTTAGCTACAGAGATTGCACGTTTGATGAACGTGCCAGCTTATTACATTAGCGCAGATATGAATAACTCTATGACATATCAAAATATCTTAGATGGCCGTAAGGAATTTGTAGCCTACTCCTTACAGCCATTTATTTCTGCTATTGAAAATCGTTTATCTATGGACGATATAACTGCACACGGTAACGTTGTGCGCTTTGCAATAGATGAGACTTTCCTACGTGCAGATACTGCAGCGCGTTTGGATGCAATAGAAAAAATGCTAAACCTAGGATTAATAGATTTACAACAAGCACAATCTATGGAGCAACTAAGCCCAATGGGTTTAAGTGAAGGAGTGGGTACAAGTGATCTTAACATTTAGTAGCAACATTGAGGCAAGCGACACAGAGCGCCGTATTATCGCTGGCAAGATTGCACCGTATGGCGAAATCGGCAATACAAGCGCAGGCGCTGTTGTATTTCAAGAGGGCAGTATTTCAATACCTGATGTAGCTCGTGTCAAGCTTCTTATGTCTCACGATAATTCAAAACCTATTGGACGCATGCAATCAATGCGATCTGATAAGTCAGGCGTTTATGCAAGTTTCAAAGTGAGTGAAAGCTCACGCGGTACTGATGCAATTTTGCTAGCCCAGGAACAGCTTATGTCTGGCTTATCCGTCGGTGTGGAAGTTACAGCATCGAAGCCGCAAAAAGACTATCTCCTGGTGACGGCGGCAGTACTTAAAGAGGTAAGCCTGGTTGAAAGCCCTGCTTTTACCTCAGCCGCCGTGCAAAAAATTGCAGCCGCTGAAGGCGATATGCCAGTTGAGGCTGCTACTTCAACAAGTACCAAAGTAATTACCACAAGCACAACAATCAATAGCACGACAACCGAAACCGAAACCGAAACCGAAAGTGAGGATGTCATGACGACAGCCCCCGATCAACCAGCAACTGAGGCAGCATCTGCCGAGGAAACAGCTGCACCTACCGTAGAGGCAGCGCGTCCAATCATCCGTCCATCAGTATTGAACTCACAAAGCGTTCGTACTCCTATTATCAACATGGGTTCTTACACAGAACACAAGATTAAAGCAGCACTTGGTGATGATGACTCAAAACTATATGTAACGGCTGCAGATAGCTTTACAAATAACCCCGCATTTAATCCAACTCAGTACCTCACAGAGTTTATTACTAATACTCGCTTTGGTACTCCAACTATTGATGCATGCTCACAAGGCGTATTGCCTGATACAGGTATGACAATTTCAGTACCATCACTTGTTACATCAGCAGCGGGTGGCACAGGCGTTGCACCAGTTGTAACTGTTGAGGCCGAAGGCGGCGCTGTTCAAAATACAGATATGGAAACTGCTTACCTTACTGGCACAGTTTCTAAGTATTCAGGTATGAATACGCTATCTGTAGAGCTTCTTTCCAGAGCTGGGTATCCTGGCTTTTATGATGAACTCACAACACAACTTCAAAATGCTTATTTAACAGCTATTGATACGGCCGCTAACGTAGCCCTTTTGGCTGCAGGTACATTTGGATCTGCAACAACAGCTGATAGCGCTGGCATTATTAGTTACTCATCAGAAGCAGCATCAGCCGTGTATAAAAACACAGGTTATTTTGCACAAAACTACGTTGGAAACCCAGCACAGTACCAAGCACTATTAGGTGCCACTGATACAACTGGCCGTCCAATTTACAATGCGATTCAACCAATGAATGCAGCAGGACAAGTTGCACCATCATCCATCCGTGGAAATGTACTTGGCCTTGATTTATTTGTATCAAAGAATTTTGCAGCAACTACATTTGATGATGGATCAGCTGTAATTCTTGCACCTGAGGCATTTACCGTTTATCGCAGCCCACAGGCTTTCATGAGCGTCAATGTTGTATCTAATTTGCAGGTCCAGGTGGCCATTTATGGCTTTATGGCAACTATTGCAAAGATGCCATACGGCATTATCAAGTACGCAAAAATCTAAGCAATAACCCTAATAGTGGGTAGGGCCTTAGCCCTTGGCCCTACCTACCTAGAGTAAGGAGTACCGAAATGGCAGCAACGTATGTAACTATGGCCGAGCTGCGGTCCAATTTAGGAATCGGCACTTTGTACTCGGATTCAACTGTTGAAGAGTGTTGCCAAACGGCTGAGGACTTACTCAATAGCTATCTTTGGTTTGATTCCGTACCTGTAGTTGGGACAGCGTTAGTATCTAACGTAGCTACAGTCATGTTGGCCAGCCCTGGTATTTTTACTACAGGGGAATCAGTAACAATTTCTGGGGCTGGTTCAACTTTCAATGGCGCATTTACAATTACTGCAACACTGCCATGGAGTACAGGTACTGCAAACATATTGCCTGCTTTCAATATGCAGCTCAATTACTGGCAGTATCCACAGGGCTATAGCTTTATCCAATATGCCAAGGTTGCAGCAGATCAGAATTTCCGTCGTGTATTGCCTTATGGCCGTGGCGTAGGTACTGACACAAAGACTGCCTCATACGCCACCACAGGGGCCGTGCGTGAAGCTGCTATGTGTCTAGCTGTAGATATTTGGCAGGCACGCCAGGTAAGCCAAACAGGCGGCGTATCTATAGACGGTTTTAGCCCAAGCCCGTACCGCATGGGTAATTCAATGATTGGTAAGGTACGCGGCCTTATAGCTCCGTATCTCAACCCGTCGGCCATGGTGGGGTAATGACGGCGGCCCTGACTACGCTACGCGGCACTATCGCAACGGCGCTCACTAATGCAGGTGTATGGAGTGTGTTCAGCTTTCCGCCTGAAACAATCCTAGCGAATTCCGTCGTAGTCAGCCCAAGCGATCCGTACATTGAGCCAAGTAATAACTCACAGAATCTTAACCCTAAAGCCAATTTCAATATCATTATGACCGTACCCATGTTTGATAATCAGGGCAACCTTGCAGGCATCGAGGACACAATCGTTGCAGTATTTCAAAAATTATATGCATCAAATCTTACTTACAACATCAGTGCAATTACCGCGCCGTCGGTCTTAGACGTTGCTAGCGGATCACTGCTCACTGCATCTTTCCAACTATCCGTACTAACAACTTGGAGCTAAACATGCCGTACCCAACCGAAGCCGATCTAGAGGTTCTAAAGAAATTAGGACTTGCAGCACCTGACGTTACACCCACTAAAAAGAAAGATGAGGAATAAGTAAATGGCAATCTATTTAGACAATAACGTTGGCCTGAAAATTGCCACGGTTGATTTGAGTGAGTACATCACTTCAATCACACTTACACAAACTTTCGATGAGGTCGAGACAACAGTAATGGGCGCGACTGCTCACCAATTCAGCAAGGGGCTAGAGTCCAGCACACTAGCTGTTGATTTCCTCAATGACTGGGCAGCTTCTAAGGTTCAGGCAACACTACAGGCGGCATATGGCACAAGCGTTACGGCCCTAATTGTGCCAGTACGCGCAGCCTCAGCTACGGTTATTAGTGCATCTAACCCGTTGTACACAGTCTCAATTCTTATTAATAACCTCACACCTGTTGGTTCAGGTGGACCTGCAGACTATGCCTCATCTAGCATGACCTTTACCTGTACATCAACTGTTGCATACGCAACTAGCGGCTCATTCAACTAGGCGTTAGAAAATGGCGCGGCTAAAGATTGTAAGGGCAAGCGGCGAGGTAATAGTCTCAATAACTCCAGTAGTGGAGTATGCGTTTGAAAAGTATGCAGGTCAAGGCATACAAAAGCAGATACGCGAACATGAACGTCAGAGCGATATTTATTGGCTGGCACACAACGCGCTAATGCGTACTGAGGTTATCCCGCCTTTTGGCGATGATTTCCTTGCAACGCTAATAGCAGTTGAGGTGTTAGATGATGAAGACCCAAAAGCATAGATCGGGGCAGCTTTACTTACCTGGTTGCCCAGTTAGCCGTTGAGCTAAAGATTAGCCCCGATCAGGTGCTAGCGATGGATGAACGTATGTTTAAGGCAGTACTACAAGTGTTAGGCGATAGAGCGAAAGAGGTGCGAAATGCCAGCAAGCGTAAAGGGCGGCATTGAGTTACGTAAAGCGCTCAAAAAATTTACACCTGATCTAGCTAAAGAGACTCAAAAGCAATTAGGGCTATTGCTTAGACCTGTCACACAAAAGGCACGCGGCTATATTCCATCTACAGCGCCGCTATCTAACTGGGGTAAGCCGTCGGTGACTGGCAGATTTCCGCAATGGAGTAGCAGCGATGCCAAACGCGGTATTGGTTACAAGACAACACCGAGTAAGCCTAATCGCCAAGGCTGGCGATCCCTGGCACGTGTTGTAAATGCTAGTGCAGCAGGAACAATTTATGAGACTGCAGGCCGTGTAAATCCCAATGGCCGTGCGCAAAATGAGATGGTGCGCGTAGTAGCTCCTAATAATGCCAATTACGGCAAAATGATTAGAGGCAGTGATAAAACAAAGTCACGCAGTAATAACCCAGGTGCAGGCAATATGTTTATTGAAGCCATCAATCAATACGGCGATATTGTAGATGCTCGCACTTTAGGCAACAAAGGTAGGCCAAGCCGTAAATTCAAAGGCCGTGCCATATTCCGTGCATGGAAAGAGGACGGCGGCAAGACTAACGCAGCAATACTTAAATCTATACAGGATGCGCGAGATAAATTCTATAAGGCTGTGGGGTATAACTAATGGCCGCTGATGCCGCAATTAAGATTGATATAGCCACTGAATTTACAGGCAAAAAAGCATTTGCTAAAGCAGAAAGCGCTACGACAACACTTACTAAAAGTGTAAGAAACCTTGCAGGCGCGTTTGGCTTAGCATTTGGAGCGCGAACCCTAGCGCGTTATTCACAGCAGGCCGTAAAGGCATTTGCAGCCGATGATAAGGCAGCCCGAGTATTAGCAGGGACTCTAAAGAATCTAGGCCTAAGTTATGCAGCTACTGATGTTGCTAGCTTCATTGACAGCCTAGAAAAGCAATTTGGCGTAGTTGATGATTTACTCAGGCCTGCCTATCAAAGGTTATTGACCCAAACATCCGATTATAGATTAGCTCAAGATTTACTACGCACTAGCTTAGATTTGAGTGCGCAAAGCGGTAAAGATGTACTTACCGTTTCCAGCGATCTTGGAAAAGCATTTGCTGGCAATACCCGTGGCTTGATAAAATACGGCTTAGGCTTTACTAAAGCAGAATTAGCAGCTGCTAGCTTTGACGATGTACTGGCTAGAATCGCACAAGTAAGCAGCGGCCAAGCGGCCTTAGCTGCCGATACCATCTCAGGCAAACTAGCTAAAATAGATGCTGCAGCTCAACGAGCTAGTGAAACCATAGGCGGTGCGCTCGTTGATAGTTTCGCACAACTAGCAGGTAATGGCGATATAGATAAAGCGATTGCTAAATTTGATGACTTCATAAAAAACGCCACTAACATATTCAAGTTATCTACTGGGGCGTTGAGCTTAGATGAATTGACTAAAGGTAAAGAGTTTGGCTTCGACCTTAGAAAAGGCCTTACCCTTACTGACATAAAGACTTCAAGCAATAGATCAGCTAGCCCTGCAGGTCGAGGCTTGGCTTCTATTGCTGATAAAAAAGCAAGAGATGCCATCAATAAAAACACTGCTGCTTTCAAAGCTAATACAGCATCAGTAAAGGCCAAGACTGAGCTAGATAAACTATCGGCTAAATTTGACCTTGAACGTATAGGACTTTATGCAGCTCTAGCTACGGCTACAACTGAGGAAGAAAAGGCTCGCATCAGGGCCAAGATAGCAATAGTCGAACAAAACGAGGCTGGCGCTAAAGCCATGAACAAACTCAGTGACTCAGTTTATTTGGCTGCATCAGATTTATACGATTTTGCTTACGGTACTAAAGCGTTATTAAAAGGCTACAGTTTCCCACTGCCTACAACGCTTAGCCCTGGTCAGCCTGCTTTTGTAGGGCCAACACTTGAATCAATGCCTACCAACCTACCTACAACTATTGCAGGTGGTAGTGCTGAGGTATTCAATGCCATCAGCGGTACATATCAACCTCAGGGTATGGCTAATCAGTTTGTAGCGAATGTGACTGTAAGCGCTGGCACTATTACTAATGAGCAGGGCGTGGTAGATGTAGTCCAACAGGCCCTACAGGAAATCAACGCTAGAGGCTGGTCACAATTTAAGACTGGCGGGCTGGTCGCATTATGACAATCCCAGTAATCAACGCGATCATTAACTTTAGTACAGGCCCTGCATTTGCACAGGCCATGATTATTGATCAAGGCATATTAGGCACTAACGTATTTGCAGATACTGCTGCCGTTATCGTAGATGTATCTAATCAAGTGGACACCATCTCAACTAGCCGAGGCCGTAACGCAGCTAGCGATGTATTTCAGACTGGCACGATGAGCCTACGCATCGTCGATGAAAATGGAGATTTCAACCCCCAGAACACAGCAGGGCCTTACTTTAATCTTTTATCACCTATGCGTAAAGTGCAGATAACGGCTACCTATGATGGCGTTACCTATCCAATCTTTAGCGGCTTTATCACAGGCTATAACACGGTGACACCACGCAACGCAGGTGAGTTGGCTTATACAACTATCACGGCAGTAGATGCCTTACGCCTTGCACAAAATGCACAGATTTCTACGGTGACAGGTGCAACGGCAGGTGACCTTAGCGGCACACGCATAAATGAAATTTTAGATCAGATAGCTTGGCCAGCAACTATGCGCGATGTAGATGCCGGTCTAACAACTATGCAGGCAGACCCTGGCACTGCTCGTACGGCGCTAGCAGCGATGCAGACCGTAACTACGAGTGAATATGGGGCGCTCTATGTCAATGCCTCAGGTTCGTTTGTATTCCAAGATCGTACGGTAACTGTTAGCTCAGTGACCAATACGCCTACGGTATTCAACGATGATGGCACAGATATTGCTTATAGCAACGCGGTATGGAAGCTAGACGATACGCTCATATTCAACTCAGCCAGCATTACAGCTACAGGGCTAGCAACTCAAACTGCTACCAATGCTACAAGTATTGCCAAGTATTTTATTCATAGCTATAACCAACAGAATCTGCTTATGCAAACTACAGCCGTGGCCCTAGATTATGCCCGTGCCTACGTGGCCAGCCGCCAAGAGACAACCATACGTTGCGATCTACTAGAGCTAGACCTTTACACAGATAACTATGACCTAGGCATAAAGGCAGCCTTAGGCTTAGATTTCTTTGACAACGTAACTGTTACAACTAATCAGCCAGGGGTATCTACCATTACTAAGACATTACAAGTATTTGGCGTGTCCATGTATATCAGACCTAATAACTGGAAGGTTTCATTTACTACACTAGAGCCTATCATTGACGGCTTTATTATCGGATCAACATTATACGGCGTACTCGGTACGAACGTGTTTAGTTACTAAGGAGATAGAAATGCCAACATGGCCAGCGGTTACGGGTGACGTAGTTACCTCAACATTATGGAATGGGCTACCTGCCTTTACCGTAAATACAACGGCGACAGCTGACTACACGGCAGTAATTGCCGATAGTTACCAAGTCTTGCAACAAATGAATAAGGCAACAGCTATAGCCTTTAAGATTCCAACTAATGCATCCGTGGCTATTCCTGTTGGATCAGTTATTACCGTGCTGAATATCGGTGTAGGTACTTGCACAATAAGCGCAGTAACACCTGGAACAACTACCGTACTTAGTGCTGGCACAGTTGCAGCATCTCCTACCCTTGCTCAGTACAAAAGCGCTGCTTGCATTAAAGTAGCAACTGATACATGGTATGTAGTCGGGGCTATTGCATAATGCTCAACATTACAACTGCAATTCAAAATCCTATTACAAAGGCAACAGTGACAGGTGGCACACTTAGTACATCAGGTGGCTATAACTATCGCGTATTTACCGCTAATGGAACACTTGGAATAACAGGCGGTAATCTTGATTGCGATATTTTAGTTATTGCTGGTGGGGCAGGTGGTGGTGGAACTTATGGCGGTGGTGGTGGCGCTGGTGGCCTTGTTGCACTAACTTCGCAATCATTATCTGGTTCACAATCAATAGTTATAGGTTCTGGTGGAGCAGGTGGAGTTTTAGATACGGCACAAGCAGCAAACGGTACTACTTCAAGTCTAGGAGCAACTTCCGCAACTGGTGGTGGTGGTGGTTCATCACAAAGTTTCGCTGCTCAAAATGGTGGTTCTGGCGGCGGCGGTTCTTACAATTACACATTTGGAAATAAAACTGGCACGCAAGGAAATAACGGCGGTACTGGTGGAGTATCAGGAGCATTACGCGCCGCTGGTGGCGGCGGCGGTGGAGCATCAGTAGTTGGTGGAAATTCAACAGCTGGAGACACTGGCGGTAATGGTGGTACAGGATCATCAACTTATTCAAGTTGGGGATCAGCAACTAGCACGGGTCAAAATGTTGGAGGAACTTATTATTACGCTGGTGGTGGTGGCGGTGGAATAGGCGCAAACAGCACTGGTGTTGTTGGCACTGGTGGTTCTGGTGGTGGTGGCGGTGGTGGAAAACTTGTCGATGGAACTGCAGGAACTGTAAATACTGGTGGTGGTGGTGGTGGCGGTGGCGTCGCAAGTGGACCGACTAATAAAAGCGGTGGCGCTGGCGGTTCTGGAATTGTAATTGTGAGGTATTTGGTATGAGTCATTGGGCAGAATTAGATTCTGATAATAAAGTTATTCGTGTAACTGTCGGTGATAACAATGAATCTGATGAAGGCTATCAATGGTTATTAGATAATCTTGGCGGTAATTGGGTCAAGACTTCATATAATGGCAACATCCGCAAAAATTATGCAGGTATCGGTTACACATACGATGAAACCAGAGATGCATTTATTGCGCCTAAATGCCATGATGTAGCAATACTTGATGAGGCAACTTGCATATGGACATGTGAGGATGCGTCGCATGTCAGAGATTAGTTTCAACGGCTGGCCTGCATCAAAGGATCGTGCAGCGATTGGCATAAAGTCTTACACAGTGCCAGGTACTACGGTAAAACTTGCATGCGCTGAAAAGGTAGCGCCGTTACTTATTGCATTTGCTGCAGACTTTCACAAGCTAATAGAGCCGATAGATGGCACAGGTGATGACTGGGGCTACTGCTATCGCATGGTACGCGGTAGTACTGACAAACTCAGTAACCACTCATCAGGCACGGCACTCGATCTAAATGCTACTCAGCATGCACTAGGTAAGGCAGGCACGTTTGACGCAGCTAAAGTGCCAATGATTCAGGCCCTGGCTAAGAAATACGGCCTAAAGTGGGGCGGCGATTACGTCAATCGTAAAGACGAAATGCACTTTGAGATAGCTTTGGATGCTGCCAAGGTGGCCGCACTCATAACTAAATTGGACCTAAAGAATGCCTAAATCAGCAGTCAAGACCGTTACTACTACAGCTGCAATAGTTGTACCACAAAGCATATTTCACCAAACCGTATGGCTTCACAGCTCTAGTGGCACGCTTTACATAGGCGGTGATGACCTGACCGTAGCTAATGGCTACAAGCTAGATAACGGCGATAAAATCTCAATAAATGTAGGCGATTACCAAGCGTTATACGCAATAACAAGCTCAGGTACAGCTAACCTGTACGTGCTTAGCCAAGTTAACTAAGGGCGCTAAAGGAGATAACCATGAAGGACCAACTAATAGCAGCGCTCGCATCATATGCCCGTGCTGCACTTGCATGTGTCGGTGCGCTTTACATGTCAGGTATTACTGACCCTAAGGTGCTAGCTAATGCATTTGTAGCAGCTGCACTTGCACCGATTCTAAAAGGCATTGATCCAAAAGAGACACAGTTTGGCGTGGGCGCTAAATAAATGCATCGCTTGGTAGGGGTAGCGGTATTTGCGCTGCTCCTATCAGGATGCGGCTACCAAGGATGGGTAAGATATGACTGCCAAAATTACGAACGGTGGGCCTCTAAAGAGTGCCAGCCGCCTAGATGTGAAGTTACGGGAGTCTGCTCTAAGGACCTACTCCCCAAGGAAATCTACGAAACGCCTAGCCCCTGAGGAATTACACGCAAGGCTCATAGTCTTTATTGGTTGCACTCTAGCTGTGGTATTTGCCCTATCAGTTATGGGTATGTTGTATGCATTGATATTTGTAACTCAACCTATTAGCCAGCAAGCACCTAATGACAGGGCTTTTATTGATTTGCTGACAACACTTACCGTATTCCTTACAGGATCACTGGGCGGTGTCTTAGCTTCTAATGGCTTGAAGTCGAGACAACCTACGCCTGAAAAGCCGAACGACACGCCGAACGTAGGCTAAGACTTGAAAGATGTCTGCTAGTCGCTTCATACTGTAGCCAACACCTAGTAACGGTGCTAGGGGCTAAGAGTAAGGGCTGCAAGATGACTACATACAGTTTATGGATGATGGTGCTATACGGTGTTATTGCATCAGGTTTAGGGGCAGTATTTGCCTATGCTAAAGGCTTCAAGGATGGACACAGTGAGGGCTACGTGCGTGGTCGTGCAATATCGGCTGCTATCGCTGACAGGAGCAAACTCTAATGAAATGCTCAACATGCGGACAAGAGACAACACAATTCACAACCGATGATGGCCAGTACTACTATCCAATGTGCAGTGAGTGTGCATAATGGCTACATTCCTAGATAATTATGAGGATGTAAATGCTCGCATCAAACGCTTTAGAGCTGAGTTTCCTACGGGTCGCATTACCGTGCATATTGAGGAGATGGATTTAAAGACAGGCTACATACTTATGCGGGCTGAGGCATTTAGGACTAACGAGGATGCACTACCTGCAGCTATTGATTACGCATTTGAGATGCGATCAGAGCAAAAGATAGGCGGCCGCTGGTTCATCGAAACATGTAGCAC